CAGGCATACCGCCTCGGTTTGGTCTTTAACGTACCGCAGCGCGTAGCCGTTTCGTTTGACCGCTTCAAGAGCTTCTTTTTCTGTCGAAAAAGTAAAACCTAAAGCCCAGCTACGCGAGAGCCCAGATACTTCAATAATTGCATTAATATTCATGTTCGAATTACTCCAAATATTTGTTTAGCTTTGTTGCCGTTATCCGGTACTACCTTTAGCCCGGTCTTCGGTTTCTCACTGTATGCCATAATGACGGCTTCGTCAATACCTAATTTACGAGCCGCGTTCGGCGTTATGGCGTCGCCTTTCCGTAGGTCGTGGCCGAGCATATCGCCCAGGGCGATAACTTCTTCTACCGGCTTCGCCCAACGCTCGCGGCCGACGCCTTCCTCGACTCGAAAGCCAGGGACGCCTTTACCCTGGCGGATAAGGCCCTTAACCTGTTCTTCGTAGCCGCTTTCGAGGTATTCGAGCTGCTTTTTAGCGCGCTGGACTATTGCCAGTTGCACGGCCAGGGCGTCGGCGCCTAATTCCACGGGCACGGGCTGCGCTGCTACCTCGTAGAGCTTAACGCCGGCCTGCAGAGCCGCCGGGCAAGCGTGGCGCGCGCTACAGTGTTTACAATGCGAACCGCTACGAGTCTCGGCGTCTGGCCCTAGCGCTTTATGGGCATTACCGCTAAGGATATTGAACAGCCCCCGCAGGTCGCAGGCCTTAACCGACCATTCCCGGATAGGCCCGTCGCGGTGGAATGCGCGCGGCTGGGCGATACGGATACGAACGGTAATATACTGGTCCTGCAGGCCGTTAACTTCCAGGAAGTCGAGAATACCGGCCGCGTAGTTAATTGTCTGCCAGTTTTCGTACGCTTCCACCAGCTCGAAACCGAACTTATAGTCCCAGATAAATAGCTCGCCTTTATTCCGGTCGTATAGAAAGCAGTCGACGGTACCGAAGCTAAGGTCGTGGATTTTAGGCGCCTCGACTCTGTGCTCGATACCCAGGTTAGGACCGCCGAAGACGCTACGCTCGCGCATAACCGCCCCGACGTCCTGGGCGTACAGCTCGGCCGCGTCGAACATTTCCTCGGAGATTACGACGCCATTCGACGCAACGGAACCGACGGTCTCGTCTTTTTTCGGATAGCCCAGGTTAGCCCGGGCCAGCGCTTCCAGCATACGCGCCGCTACCTCGTGCGACGCGGTACCCTCTTTCGCTTCTTCCAATTCCTCGGTCTCGGGGTAAGACTGGGCCATTACGACCCAGCCGGTACAGCCGTCGGGCTTACCCCAGATATGCGCCGACGACGGCGGTATGATGGAATGCGACATATTAACCCCCGAAGCCTAGCTCGGCCGCTACCGTCGGGATAAGGTCCGGACGTGCCGCCAGGAGCGGTAAGGATTGTAGGCCGGCTTTATTTACTGCAGCTGTTACCGTAGCCTGGTCGATTTTATTCGACGTAATCGCAGACATTAGCGCCGGGAAGGTCGTAACCGCTCCGGTAGGTGCTGCAGGTTTCTGGTGTACGACGCCGATAGCGGGGTCCGCGCTAACTATAGACCTGCTAGCGTCAACCGGTGGCGGCGCGGGCGCGGCTTCCACGGGGTTAGCCGGGCTCGCTTTCATAGCTGCGATAAGTTCCGCTTCTACCTGGTCGACGAGTTCGTCGGATACTCCGCGTTTCATCTTCCAGCCGTGCGGCTTCTTCGCTAACTTCGCTTTACTGCCAGCGTGGATACGAGCGTCCCAGGGGATTAACGTACCAGTATTTATGCTAGGCGCCAGGTCGACGCCGGCCGGTGCCGTTGCATTCTGGGTAGGCTCCGGAGTTTCTGCAGGCTGGGCAGAGTCCGTCCCCGTAGCAGTCGTCGCAGTCTCCGGCGTCGGCTTTGGGTCGGCGAATACTTCCGGGCCCGGGCCTTCTCCGAACACGCTAGCCGCGTCGGGCTCGTCGTTTACTTCGGTAGCTGGTGGCGCGGGCGTATCAGTTGATGCAGTCGCAGTCATCGGGAAGGCCTCCGCAGCTTCGGCAGATTGCGGTACCGCCGTAGGTGAAGTCGTCGAACCAATCGTCGAGACTCCGGCTTCCTTCTTTGGGGCTTCGTCCGCGACCTTACCTTCCTCGCGGTTTAAGTCCAGGGCCAGGCCGTGCAGCATATCGCTAGCGCGGGTAAGGGCGTTATAGTCCATAGGGACCGTTAAGCTAATCGTCTTCATTGTCTGCTAATCCTCGTTAGTTGTTGACAGCAAAACGAACATTAAGCCATAATGCCGAAGAAGTCAACAACGAATAAACGGGTAAATATGAACCTACCAGTACAGAAACCATTAGCGGCGGAAGTATCCCGGATAATTAACCGGCCGAAGCTGCGGCCATACCAGGCGCAGGCGAAAAGCGAAATATACGCCGCCTGGGTTGCAGGCGCGGTTAACGTCCTGGCCGTACTGCCTACCGGCGCGGGTAAAACCGTTACTTTCTCCGACATATTGCACGACCACAAGGGGGCAAGCTGCGCCATAGCGCACCGCCAGGAACTCGTAAGCCAGATATCGCTAGCCTTGGCCCGCGACCGGGTCCGCCACCGTATCATAGGGCCAAAAAGCGTCGTTAAGTTGTGCGTTAATCAGCATATGAGCGAGTTAGGCGTCTCGTACTTTGACCCGTCCGCCTCGTGCGCGGTCGCTGGCGTCGATACCCTGGTTAAACGGGGCGGGGAGCTGGCGCACTGGTTACAGTCCGTTACGCTTTGGGTCCAGGACGAGGCGCACCACGTTTTAGAGGCGAATAAGTGGGGCTCGGCCGCCGCTATGTTCCCTAACGCTAAGGGCCTGGGCGTAACCGCTACGCCACTACGCGCGGACGGTAAAGGCCTGGGGCGCCACGCCGACGGCCTATTCGACGTTATGGTCGAGGGTCCCGGTATGCGCGACCTCATCGACTCGGGCTACCTTACCGACTACCGTATCTTTGCGCCGCCTTCCGATTTTGTTCGTCCTGGTGCGGAATCTGTCGGCAGTACGGGGGACTTTACCCGGCAGAAAATGACGACCGCCGTACGTAAGTCGCATATTATCGGCGATATCGTTACCCACTATCTGCGGATAGCCCCGGGTAAGCTCGGGGTTACTTTCGTCCCGGACGTAGAAACCGCGACCGTCGTAGCCGCCCAGTTTAACGCCGCCGGCGTACCGGCAGAGGTCGTTAGCGCGAAGACGCCCGACGCCGAGCGTATCGCTATTCTCCGCCGCTTTAAGAACCGCGAGTTACTGCAGCTCGTTAACGTGGATTTATTCGGCGAGGGCTTCGACCTTCCCGCTATTGAGGTGGTTAGCTTCGGGCGGCCTACGGAGTCCTTCGGGCTCTACGTGCAGCAATTCGGCCGAGTGCTTCGTCTAATGCTCGACGGGTCGCTATATCCACAGTGGGACGAGATTACGAGCGAGCAGCGTAAGGCGCACATCGCCGCCAGCTCTAAGCCGCGCGGTATCATTATCGACCACGTCGGGAACGTAGCGCGCCACGGGCTGCCAGATGCCCGCCGCGAATGGTCGCTCGATAGACGCGAGCGCCGCAGCAGCGGACGACCTGCGGACGTTATACCTACCTGGACCTGCCCGAACTGTACGGGCGTCTGGGAGCGCGTATATACCGTATGCCGGGACCCAATATGCGGCCGGCCTCGGCCGGCGCCTGCAGCGCGAAACGCCCCCGAGTTTGTGGACGGGGACCTATTAGAGTTAGACCCGGCTACGCTGGCGCAGATGCGCGGGGAAATCGAACGGGTCGATATCCACCCGGAAGCCTACCGCGAGGAACTGGCCGCCAAACATACGCCGAAAATAGGCCAGATGGCCCACGTTAAGCGCCACGCCGAGCGCCAGGAAGCCCAGGCCGCGTTACGCGAGTCTATCGCCTGGTGGGCCGGCTATCAGCGCGCTATGGGTCGCCCGGATTCGGAAAGCTACCGCCGCTTTTTCTTCGCCTTCGGGGTCGACGTATTGACCGCCCAGGCACTTAACACCCGCGAGGCTATTAACCTGGCCGGACGGATTAACGAACACTTAGGAGGGCTACAGAATGCCGTTAATTAACCAGGATATAGGGCTCGTTAAAATGGCCCGGCTATACGGGCTTAAGCGCCGTTTCTTCGGCCTGGAATCGAAACGCTCGTTAGCGAAAAGGGTAGTTAATAAACTGCGGGAGCAAAGCCCGTTAACTCAATTATTCGACGGCCTTAGTAAAGCCTTCGAGCCGCGCGTCTGCGTTCGGGAGGAATATACCGAAGCGGCGGGGGTTTATATCGGGGAAAAAGAGCAGTACCCGTATATTTTAAAAGAATGGGAATTCCTCTATAGCGACGGGACAACCGAAACGGTAACGAGTAGGGAGCGGGTAGAATGAACTTAAACCAGTGGGCGATTAAATGGGGGGTTCCTTACGAGGCCCTGGAAGATTTACGCCGAGAATTCGGGCTCGTTAATACCGACCCGCAGCCGAAGGTAGGCGAAAGCGAAGCGGCTATCCAGACCCGCGTACGCCTGGAAGCGAGCCGTAAAGGCCTCCGCGTATGGCGTAATAACGTCGGCGCCTGTATGGACGAGAACGGTAATTTTATCCGCTACGGCCTGGCTAACGACTCTAAGCAGATGAACGACCTAATTAAGTCGTCGGACCTTATCGGTATCCGCCCCGTGGTTATCCAGCAAAGCCACGTAGGGCAAGTTATCGGCCAATTCGTCGCGCGAGAGGTTAAGGCCGGTACCTGGTCGTATACCGGTACGAAACGAGAAGAAGCGCAGCTTAAATTTTTGGAGCTGGTGGCGGCCCTGGGCGGCGACGCTGCGTTCGCTAACTGCGAGGGGAGTTTATAACTATGCGGCGGTCGTACATTCCAGGATTACCAAGCGCTTAGCGCTGCTATCGATGCCCTCCCGTTTAAGCCGTCGATTATCATAGAGGGCGGAGCGCGCGGGGCGGATAGCCTGGCGCGGGGGTGGGCCGTCCAGAATAAAATACATTACGCCGAAGTTCCGGCACTTTGGGGCGAATTCGGCCGCCAGGGCGGTACGGAGCGTAACGCGGCTATGCTGCTTTTACAGCCGGACTACTGCCTCGCTATGCCAGGTGGCCCCGGTACCGCAGATATGGTTAAAAGATGCCAGGAAGCCGGCGTTACGGTATGGGAGCCGTACAAATGACTATCTACGTAACGCCGTTTAACGGTACCACTAAAGAAACGACCGGACCGTCGACCGATTCGGGCTTCGAGACCCTGGAAGCAGTCGTCGAGGCTATGGGCCCGCCGGCCGTAACCTATAAGGCCATGGTAATTTATGGCGAGGGAGAGGACCGCGTCGTCTTCTCTAAAATTATATTCCGTATTGACGAACCCGGCACTAAGGGTTAGTATCTCTACGTTAACATTCGAGGAATTAGGACAATGAAGCGAGAACACGTAAAGGAAACCGCCGTCGCCATGGTGCGCGAAGCGGGCCTTATTAACCTATCACGCCGCGAGTTATGCGACCGCGCGGGTATTCCGGACGGGTCCTTCCCGCACGTTATGGGCTGCAATTTTGCCGACTTTGTCGAAGAATTGCGCGAAGATGGCGTCGAGCAATCGTTCGCCGCAGTAAGTAAGCGACGCGCTAACCCGGCGCTGCGTAAAGACTATATTCTCGCCGTAGCCGTGGATATGGCTAAGGGCGTCGGGTACCATAAACTTACCCGCGACGCCGTCGCAGAGAAAGCCGGGGTATCTATGGGCCTGGTTACTCGTTACTTCGGGACTATGTTGCAACTAAAAAATAAAGTGGTAAGCTATGCGATAAAGAACGAAGTAACGGAGATTGTCGCGCAATGTTTAGCAAACAACCACCCGAAAGCAAAGCTAGTCCCGGATGCACTGCGAGAGAAAGCGCTCCAGTCCCTGTCGAAATGAAGACTTGTGTACGATGTAAAGTCGAGA